GCGATAGACGCGATCTATCGTAAAAACATGAGATCAGGAAACATCGAAGAAGCAACAGCGGCATGGGAAAAAGAAATGTTTGACGAGAAGAAGGTCGAGGAGGTGGCCTGAGATGATCGCTGATATCCGTGTCGTCCGTGATTGCGGGCAATACACGGAGGGGCCAAGCGGTCTTTCCATAACAGTATGGGACCACGGCGAAGAGATTAATGAAATATTTATCTGGGATCGGGAGGTGCCAGAGTTTCTAGCTGAGATATACCATACTCTGACCCCAGAACAACGAGCATCTCTGAATCAGATCATCGACGCGGAGGAGGTCGCCCCCTGATACTCACTTGATCCGTCGTTTCCATCCACCTTTTTTATGTTAACCAAAAAGTATTTAAACTCCTAAAACTAAACTATAACTATGAAAACAATAATGAACCTAAGCGAAATATTTTATAGCCTACAAGGAGAAGGCCCTGCTGTAGGAAGGCCAGCTATATTCGTTCGACTCTCAAAATGTAATAGATCCTGCAAAGGATGCGATTCTCCGCAGAAAGATAGGGTCGAAGAAGTTGAAACATCTTCTGTGATAAGTCGTATCCAAAACTACCTGAAAACTTATCCGAACAGCCGAATAATTTTTACTGGCGGCGAGCCGTTGCTACAACCCACTGCCATTTCTGAAATCATGAATGGTCTTCCAGGGCAATTATTTGACATCGAAACAAATGGTACTATATGTAACCAAACGGAACTGTTCAAGCGTTTCAATATAATAGTGATAAGTCCCAAAAAGGACTGTTTCACGTCTTCAAAGGATCGTAACGAATTTATAACTAACTGGCTAAAAATTTCGGATAGTGGCCGCAAAAACATTTACTTTAAGTTTGTTGTTGGCAATCTCCCGTGGGCTTTCCTGGAAGCCGAAATCAAGGATATGTTTGAAAATACGGATCTGAATCCTTCTAGGACCTGGTTAATGCCAGCAGGCGATAACAACCAAAAACTATCGATTTCCGGCAAAAACACCTGGAAGGTAGCATGCCGACTTGGTTGCAATTATTCAGATCGTCTCCATATCAGATGTGATGGAAAATAATCAAGGTTTACCAAAACCTTTAAATACTATCAACGTTAACTTGTTTTAATAACATTTTTAGAAGGTTGTGATACTATAAAGACAAGTGCAAAAACTCTAGCAGATTTTATAAAAAAAGTTAGCATAAATGGTGCCATACCCGAAGGCATACTTAAGTTTGGTCCCGAAGGCCTAACCCTGACCGTAAAAGATATAAGCAATTGCGGTGCAGTAACCGGCCTACTCCGGAAAAACGTTTTCTTGGATTATACACCAATGAACGTACCAATAGGAAACATTCCAAGGTTGCTTTCTGTTCTAAATGCAATGTCTGGTAACGTTGAACTATCCATTAAGGAAAATGCCTTTTTAATAAATTCTGACGATAATGATGCAAAAATTATTATGGTAGACGAAAAATACATTAAATGTGATCTGGAAACATTACCTACTTTGGCACACGACGGTGGTTTTGAATTTGATAGTAATATTTTTGTAACCATCAAAAAGAATACAGCTACCTTGAAGTCAGAAAAAACTGGCATTATTGCAGAAGTCAAGGACAATGTTTTCTATGTTAAGACCGGCGAAAAAGAATCTGATGAACTAACCACCAAAACAAAAGTTGACTACAAAAACGTTAGAACCAAATATGGCATAACATTCCTGGAGTTTATTTCCGTGATAACTGGCAAAGTAATTGTATCCTTTAATGAAGAATATCCGATACTTATTACTAGTACAGAACCTGATTCTACTATTAAGTGGATGGTTTCTCCGTTAGTTACTGAGGAAACCTAAATAAACTTTTTTGGAGGATATTAGATGACATTGTTAGTAGAAAAATATAGACCACAAGATCTGGAAAGTATGGTTGGCTTACATCTTAACTTTGACATAGATGATGCCATGCCACACCTTTTGCTTTTCGGGCCACCCGGAACCGGAAAAACCACGTTAGCACGAGTCATTGTAAAAAAATTAAATTGTGATTATATAATTTTAAATAGTTCAGATGAAAGAGGAATTGATACTATAAGAGAAAAAGTTAAAACTTTTGCATCGACTCGTAGTAAAGATTCTAATATTAAGATTTGTATTCTCGATGAGTGCGATGCACTTACCTCATCAGCACAGGATTCTTTGCGAAACCTTATGGAACAGTATTCTAGTAATTGTCGTTTTGTACTTACGTGCAATTACGTGAGTCGGGTTATTGATCCATTACAAAGCAGGTGTATTAAAATAGATTTTTCCAACATCAAAAAAGAAGATATTATAAAACGTTTAGAATTTATTTGTGAACAAGAAAAAATACCTTTTGAACACGCCGCAATAGAAAAAATTGTAGAACATAATAGTTCTGATTTACGTGCATCGATTAACAAAATTCAGGAACTAAAAGACGGTGTAACATTATCCAAGTTAACTAATGAAACCGTATTTGCTCAAACAATCTTTGATCTTCTAAAAAAGAAAGACTTTGTAAGTGCTCGGCAAGCCTATTTGGACAAGAATCCCGATGGAGAACAATTCTTACGGGACCTGGAAACTATTATCTTTGCCAGTACAGAATCAAATACCTACAAGAAACTAGCCATCCTTGAAATTTGTGAAGCCTACAAACACCTAAAGGATGGTTCCTGGCCACAAATCATAATTGAAGCTATGTTCTACAAGTTAGTGGTGTAAACATGCTTAACTCCATGAAAGCACTAAAGTCTAATCACCCAGAAAATGTAGATCCAAAACTCATTTATCCATTGGTTCGATGGTGTTCGGGCTCTTTAAAAGACTTACTTTGGTGCAACACGGTTAACCAATACCTATTTACTTGTGACCAAAAAATACTAACTGACTTGCTTTATCTTGGTATAAATGACAAGAATGCTTTCATTAAATACCCTAAAGCCACAAAAGAAAAAGAATCCAAGGTTTTTGAACTCCAAAAAGACCTAGCAAAACGTTTTTATTTCTGGTCTGAACAAGAATGCCAACGTAACCTATGCAACTTTGCTTACATAGATTGGAATGAAGTTGCAATTGCTTTAGGTTGTGATACAAAGGAACGAAAGTTACTAGGCTTAACCGAAATTAAGATTAAAAAAGAAGTCAAACAACCCAAAAAAGCAAAGACCTTGTTTGAATTTTGAGGTAAAATGAGTTTTTTACATACAATAATAAATGGTGATACTATGTCGCAAGGTGTAAAAGAACTAGAGCAATATCGTAAGGATTTTCAACCATTATCACGAAAAGCCGCGATGTTAGCTTTTTGTGCTGACTGTATGAATTTATTCCAAGATGGTAACATTGATTGCGAAAACAAAAGATGCCCACTGTTTCCATTTAGGCCATATAAAAAGAATAAGTTCAAAAAAGAAATCCATTTGATGGAATAACATGAAATACATTAAAATATCAAACAAAAATATGAAACTTAGATTTCATGGTTGTGATCCAGACTATATTCAAAATGTATGTCATTCTTCGTGTTGCAATAGTTCTAAGTATGGAACCATGATTACGATACATCCATTTGAAGAATATAAAATTCGCGAACTTGGTTACGATGTTTCGAATGGATTGTTGGTATGCAAAGATTGTTGTGTATTTAAGAAAGAATTCTTGTGTTCATTACATAATACTGAATATAAGCCATTTGGATGTATTGTATCACCATTCACTTTGAACAACAACGATACATTGATTGTTAGAAATAGATACAAATTACTTAAATGTTATGAAAAATCATCAGGAATACCTGCATACATCGCATTCAAAGCATCGCTAGAATTATTATTTGAACAAGAATATTATAAAACATTATGTGATCATTTAGATATGCATGATAGCGACATCGTTCTACCAATAAAAAACAAAATTTATCAAATGCTACACGACAACGATGCAATCAAAAAATCGAGGATACATGGGAAAACTTAGTGAAAAATTTGGATTACCTCCATTTTCTGTTTTTGACGCAAGGCAAGGCATATGGCAAGATAGAAAAAGGTGGTGGATAAGTCTTGGTATACAAAGCGAGCTTGGTAGGGGTGAAAATGCCATTAATGATAATGGCTTACTTGGAATTTCCGAGCAAGCGAGAAGTCACTATAGTGGTAACAGTGTTGCCACGGCCATAAATGGACATGGTCTATGCGATACATTAGCACCTCGAAAAAATTGTGCTCCGGGTGGTTCATTACGTCCGGCCGCCGACTATAGTAATCGAGAACGCGGTGATGGAACAGGTAAACCAATCAAACATTACGCTAGGTGTTTTGGACAAGACTTAATGAAAGGCGAGAACGACAAATTTGGAAATCGCCTTACATGGGTAAATGGCGAACGACCATTTGACCAGTTAGATGATGTAAGCAAAAAGATTTTGATGTCAGGATCAAAACAGAAAGCAATAATATCCAACACATGTTCATCATCAAACGCAATGTTATATGCTGGTGGGTTTGAATCACCAACTGGACAATCTGGCACTAGCATCTTTGATCCCGTTTTATGTGAATTACTTTATAAATGGTTTACTCCCATCAATGGCACAATTCTTGATCCATTTGCTGGTGGAAGTGTTCGCGGCATTGTAGCGAACTATCTAGGATATCATTATACCGGTATTGATTTACGACCGGAACAAATTGCTGCCAATAAAATCCAAGCAGATAACATCCTAAAAGACCAAGAAAAACCCACTTGGATTATTGGAGATAGTAAAAATATAGACAATCTTATTCCTGAAACAACATTTGAAGGATTTCTGACATGCCCACCTTATTTCAATCTAGAATTATATAGTGATGACGAAAACGACATCAGTAATTGTGACACATATGATTCATTTATCGATAACTATAATGAAATAATACAAAAATCCGTTGCAAAACTAAACAATAATAGATTTGCCTGCATCGTAGTCGGTGACATTCGCGACAAGGCTGGATTTTATCATGGTTTTGTTTGTGATACCATTGATGCTTTTGAAAATGCAGGCATGAAACTATACAATGATGCTATACTAATAACGGCAGTTGGATCGCTTCCAATTCGAGTTGGTCGCCAGTTTGGTTCATATAGGAAGCTTGGGAAAACACATCAGAATGTATTAATTTTCTTCAAGGGTAATCCAAAACAAATACCAATTGATTTTGCAATGCCAGAATCTGTAACAAACGAAGAACAAGATTTGTTTTCGTTCACATGAGCAAGGATCAGGTTATTAAATATGCGCGAAAATTACGATGTACAACGAAATTGGAGCAACCAATTTAATGCTGCAATAAAAGCGGTGTTAAAATATTGCTTACCTTATTTGGCGACAGTAAACACGTCATCTTTCGAGGACGATACTAAAAATTCCTTTGATTTTTATTTTGATACTGGTGGCGGAATTGCTGGACGAGTCAGACAAACCAAATACCTATCAAGATACGAAGATCTAACAATTCGTTCGTATGTGCCATATAACGGACGAAATACCGAATATCACAAAATCTTCGAACAAGGAAAATGTCGATACTACTTTTATGGATGGGGAGAAAATGGAATTCTATCGAAGTGGTATTTATTAGATTTGAACATTATACGAAAATATGAATTATTCAAAAATATAAAAGACATTAAAAACTATGATGGAACGTATTTTCGTAGTGTGTCATTTGATGATTTGTTTATGTACAACGCTGTAATAGCATCATCACATCAATTGCCATATCACAAAAGCATGGTAGATACACTTGACAATATTTATTTTTTGAATATTAAAAATGCATAAAATACCATGATTGTTTGCGTCGCGCAAGTACGATTTATATAAAAATAACTTGCCAAGAAAACCCCACTATCGTATGCTCCAACCAAAAAACATATATACCAGCAAGTACATGTTATATATTGGAGATGACACATATGATAGTATTGACAAGAAACAACGAAAGCCGAAACTGGATAGCAACAAGTGAAAATCACGGCCACACAACCAAGGGTTCTACACCAGAATCCGCCGTTCGAAGAATGCATATCGCTGATCCAACCACCAGCGATCACGAAATCAGATTTGTAATGAATGAAACAGCACGTACCCACATCAAAAGAAACTACGATGTATGCGCGATATGCCAGAAACCATTAACCTGGGTCAGAGCACGTGATGGAAACAGGGTCCTGATCCAAGCAATCCACGAAGGCGATCCAATACCAGTTGATGCAGTATTTGGGACCTTCATCGCTAACAGCACCAAGAAGCGAGTACTCGGCAAGACGCCATGCACAACACCAACTACAACAACACCTCCAGTAATTGACGTTACACCTGCATTACCAGTGGTTGACATAACTTGCCTTAAAAGAAATAGATTTGTGATCGTTGGCAAGATCATCGAAAAGATGGTAGAAAATGGTGCAACAAAAGAACAAACAGATGCGGCCAGAACCGACATGCTAACTGGTGGAATGAATTTCGAGCATTTCGTGAATGTAGCATCCAAGTATGCTGCACTTCATGACATGCATTAAACTTTTTTGAGGTATTAATATGTATATAATGACATTAGATTCTATATCAGAAGATTATGATGACTTGGATCAAGCCATGCATGATTGTTTTAACATATTCCCAAACGCTAGTTTTTCAGAATGGCAAGAAACTGTGACAGAAACATGGCTGGATATTATAAATAATGACATTGTTGTTGGCAAGATTTTTGAGGTACCCACATGATTACTGTTAGCGTTCCAACTATCGACGTAATGCTTGCTAATATGGACAAGGCACGATCACGCAAAATAGACAAAATCAATCATCGTCATGAATCCGGAACGAAACGTTTTGATGTTGCTACGCGAACAATCGACTTCCAGAATGCAATCAATAAACTAAATCAAAAATACAACAAAGAATTTTATATGGAACACACAGGTTTGTCATTTGTCATTCAAGGTCATCGTGAATATGGACATATGTCACGTCGAAATGGCATCCTTGGTCAAGATATTGATCTTACCCTCGGTTTACATGAAATGGAAAAAGCAGGTATTCAAAATACCATTAAAATGATTGTAGATAACAACAATAACTATATGATGGCATCTTTGAGTAAACTGCGTACCAACAATGAATTCCGAGACCGCATGTTAAAAGATAGATTTAATATGATGCATGACAACACAATACCATATTATTCCTGGACACTGGAAGAATTGCGAGCAATTGACGCAATAATGTACTATGGTTAATATAAATTTTATCATTATTTTTGGTTATTATTATGACTACTTTTAAGGAATTTAGTAATAGTTCAGAAGCATGGAATTATGCAATAAATCACATAAAACGTGCTGGAAGTAATATAATCACCGAAGACCACAATATGACTCGTGAAGTTCAAAATCTTGTTATAGAAATTAAAAAACCGCTAGAAGGTTTCCCAATCAAAAACTCTGGTTGGGACATAAATGCCCTTGATGTATACGCAGCACAATTACTAGATTTTTCTTATGACTGCAAAGGCTTTGACTATACCTACAACGAGCGTATGTCTCGTCAAATATATTATGTCACAAAACTCCTGAAAGAACATCCAACCACACGACGAGCAACAGCCTACTTATGGCTACCAGAAAAAGACCTAGAAACCAATATGCACCATCCGTGTCAAATTGTCGCAGACTACAAACTACGATTAGGCAAGTTATATGCCACACATTTCTTTAGAAGTCATGACATATTGCAAGCCTGGCCCACAAACGTATATGGCCTCGGCAAACTACAAGAAAAAATAGCAAATGATCTTAGTGTTTTACCTGGTAGCCTAACCACGATTTCTGCGAGTGCCCATATCTACATAGAATAGTCAAAACATATAAATACAAAGACACCTAATTACATAACATGGACATTCAAATATTAGGACCAGATTCCAGAGGTATGTGTTACTTCTATGTACCAGAATTACCGGATGTTTTGGTAATTGCAAATGATTGCACAAAAAGGACACTAAATGAAAAAGATGAACATTATCATGCAATTTTGTATTGTATTAGGCACAATGAAAATTACCGCGTGCCAAAATACTTCCGAACAACAGAAATTAGATTTCTAAATGGAGACATACCTCCGAACTGGGGATGGGTAGGCAGAGGAAATTACCGTGAAGACCTTCGCATTATGCAACCACGCGGTTACAACTGCTGGTACAAAAGTGGACCATTATCTGACATCCCTAAAAACATATCCGTATTAATGGAAATATATAAAAAGAACACAACATCCAATGGCAATTAAAATGGCTAAAATTATTAGATTGGGTCCAACAAGTGACGATGTTACCTATTACCTACCAGTTGAATTACCTGATGTATTTGCATTATACCACAACAAATCAACGTTATATTGTATAAAATATGATACAAATACACATAGAATTCCAGAATATTTATGTAACTTAAAAACAGTGTTCATTAATAATCCATTAGATCAATCATGGGGTTGGAATTCAAATCCGCATACTACACTAAGCATTTACCCTACAACAAACATTCCTAATAATTGCAAGTGTCGATTTCAATTACATTCAATAGATATTATGTACCAAAATATAACTACCTTAGTTGAAACATATAAAGAGCGATATTCCCATGTCGGACTTCAATGAATGGCCAATACGTTACAATGAAACCTATCCAAAATTTCTAGCTACTTATGTAATGCCTCCAATAGCCATCTACATGAAGTACATCAAAACAATTCGACGGTATGGCAAAGTCCATATGAACATAATAGAATTTGAATCAAACCAAATATCTAAGTACTTCGATTTCATAAAAACACCAAACAATATAAAAGTAATAACCAGTTATAATACCATCCTGGAATTTCCGGACATATACGTTGCATGGGATTTCTATCAAAACCTTCTAGAAAAACAACTCCAATAATTTTCAACCAAAAGCTTTATATACTAGAAAAGTATTAAATATATTTTAATAATATTGTTTTGGTGACTCTTTTTGAAATCCGATCGTAATCATTGTTATATATGTGGTATAGAATTATCTGAGGATAATGCATATAGCCGCAAGGATACTGTCAACAAATTACATTCCTTGTGCAAGTATCACTATATAGAGCAACAGAAAATACGCAATCGCCAATACGTAAAACCCAAAAAACCCATCTTTTTAGTGATAAGTATTTGCGGCAAAAAAACCAAAATATTTTTTAAAACAAAAGAAGACAAAGAAACATACCTTCGCGAACGGAAAACCATACAAAAGTTCGGAATTCATCCGATAACAACAAGTTCTTGCGTGGGATGTACAGAAGATTTCGGAACAGACACTAACTTACGCTGCGAAGAATGCAACAGCTTACTTCGATATAATGTTTGCGGCGAATTACAATGCGAAAATTGCGATCTTATTTCAACCGAAATTTTATTACCCGAAATAACCGATCGCGAATTCTATTACGACAAAAAAATGCTATACGACAAAAGAACCATTTCACAACAAGACTGGTTCTGGCTAGACCAAATATCCGGATCATCATTCGACGTATTTTACCAGAAAGCTTATTCAAAAAAACTAAAATAATAAAATAGTTTCGAGGACAAGAAAATGACTGAAGTTACACAAGAAGATTTGGAAACCCTGAAATCCGAACTAAACGAAATAATTGAAACTCGCCTTGATTCCTTCATCGATGAATTTGTTGCTACCTGGAATGAACTAGAAAATAAAGAAAGCGAAGGCGAAAATTGTTGTTCGTGTGAAAGCGAAAACGCCGATACTGAAAATCCTGCAAAATACATAATTTTCGCAGGCGGTAACAAGTTTTTCGCAACCGACATAAAACCAAATGCAATGGTTGGCATTGATTTTTATCTCCACGAAGTTGACCCCGTTACCGGAAAAGAATATAATTCCCAGGGAACCATTACAAATGCAGACGTTGTTGTACTGGACCTGCAACCTGAAATGGACCTAGAAACGTTTTCGTCAATCAAACGCAATACCCTAGATTACGTTATTAAGCAAGCCCAAGAAGCACAAGCAAAAGAAAAAGCCATGAAAGCGGAGAATTCTAAAACACATCCTGACGTTAGTCATATCTCGTATGGCTAATCAATCCCATTGGTGATATTATTAAATGACTAATAATTTTTTTAGTCGATCCCAGTTAGACAGATATGCCTTGGACGACGATACAAGATTTTGGGTAGAACTATATGAAACAATAGAACTTAATCCAATTAGAGAATTCAAGAACATTATAATCGAAATCCCATACGAAAACAAAGTTTCACTAGACTTAGACACTCGAATAAGCGCAATAATTGAATTACTGGGTTCGAAAAAGTCCAACATATTTTATGTAATGGGAATGGCAGAAAGACTCCGAGATAAATGCATCAAGGAAAACCGACATGACTTGATAGAAACGTTAGACAACGAAATTATACGAAGGCGAAAAGAATATGAAGATCGTCACCCTGGAACTTTATTTGTGTGGTGAATGCGTGAAAGAAAAAAAGTTAACGGACTTAGAAAGTTCCGTTGCTTTTTTAAATCGCGCAATTCCAGAAAAGTGTTTTTTTGATTTATATGTAGACGTCAATGATGAGGATATACCTTGCTGGCAAGAATCTTTTGCGTTGCAAGGCTGTCAGAACAAACAAGAAGCAATACATCTTGTAACGCAATTATATGAAAGCAAATTTTTATGATATTTTTGGTGAAACATAATGGCAACCCCTTGTGTAATAACGGAAGAAGCAAAACAATACATCATTGATAATTGTACTCTCACTTCAAAAGAATTAAAAGAAATTCTACTAAAAGAATATGGCGTCGACGTATCAGAAGTAGCTATCTGGAAACATATGAAGGCAGCCCGAGAAAAAGCAGAAGAAGCTACACAAACAGCAGATGCTTTTTTGTCTGCCACCATAGCCGAACGCGTCAACCAATATTCTCCAACTATCCTGAATCGTTATGAACGCGAACTATCTCGAATAGAATCAGTATTGGATGGTTCCAATAATGAATTTGTGCTCCCAATAGGAGATGATGGTACTCGCGACAAATTTTGGTATGAAAAATACTTACGGCTCTATAATGAGACCAGCAAAATTTATTTATCGCTACGTCCCCCCATCCAAACAGTCCGGATAGAAAGTGCAATTGATCCTGATGTAGCTGCTATAGAATCATGGACAGACGAACAAATAGAAGTATTTGAAGAATTCAAGAAAACTCTTAAAAACAATTCGGAGTCTTTATGAAAAAATTAACACTATCCACAATTATTTTACTCATGCTAACTACGTTAACCGCCTTTAGCATGAACGACGACCTCCTGAACATGGAATTTCCCGACATACCAGAAATAGAAATGCCGGAAGAAGAAACGGAATGTGATTGCGACTGTACTTGTGATCCCGAGCCAATTGTAACTGAAAGTATTGGTTTCGAAGATCCAAAAGGTTCTACTGAAAAAAGCAACGCTGAACTAACCGATTATGATGTAACTATCTATACTGAAAATGATTTCATTATCGCAAAAACGTCTAGCCGACAATTAAGCAAGGTTTCTGTTGGTTCCGATGCTGTTGACCTATTCAAAAAAGCCATTGATGCGGTACCAGATGGCGGAAGCCTGTACATAGATTCCGGAAAGTATCTTTTATCTGCAAAACATAAATTTGCTTTGAATCCAGATGGAAGCAACATATTCTATACGTGTTTCCCGGTACTCGATAAAAAGTCTATGCATATATATGGTGCTGGAGAAGACAAAACCATACTCCAAATGATGCCTGGTCAAAGAAGTCCGGACCGTCACGTTGCAATGATGCTCATCCGGGCAACAAAAGCATACGATCTCGGTTATGAAAACTTTGAAGTAGCGTATTTAACGTTAGACGGTAATCGAGCAAAGCAAACAGACGGCCAACCTCACGACGGCGAAGGCCTCATACTAGTAGGATCGCTTCGAACCAACGGAAATTACCACGACCTAAAATTCATTAATTCTTGGGGTTCTGGAATATACCTTGGAAACAATGGATCCGGTAGCGGAACAGACGAAATCGTATCTAACATATATTCTGAAAACTGCGGTGCCGAAGCAATCATATTAGATACCTGTCACAATAGTCAGGTTCGCGATTCAGAATCCTGGAATTGTAGAGAAGGCCTTGTATTATACGGCAATGATGACTTTCGGGAACGTTCAAAAGACGGGATTTCTGCATCCAACATCCGAACCGATAGCCAGGTAACCGTCTGGCAGGTGAACGACTTCATAATAGAAAACCTTAACATGGACTGTACAAAAACCACGGGATCATACGGATTTATGGTACGAGACGGCACCGGTACCATCAAAGACTCCACGCTAAAAAGCAATAAGAACCGTCATGATTCTACTGGTGGAGCAACCTACCTAATTGAACAAGCCCATGTAACCTTCGATAATTGTGTCATTGAAGGCTATTACGGAATTCATGCAATTGGACAATCTTATGCAGAAGTCATAAATTGTAAGTCGGTTACCACTGGCGGCTGTTATGTTACAGTGGATCCGTTCAACTCGGTGTCCAGTACCATAAAAGTATCCAATAGCAAGTGTTCTGGAAAAAAGTCAGATATTCAAGCAGGATCGAATCTAATTGAAATTTGATCCATATATTTTTTAATACATTGTTAGGAGGTGACGTATTTGTGGTCCTATATGGACCTTACTCCGATTGCATTGAAAATGCTTTCGAATGGAGGAAATAGCTATGAGTACCCTAAATGGATTTAGTGTAAGTGTCCCCGAGGCACAAGAAGAAACGTCAGATGGCTATGTGGTTCTTAATCATGGCCAACATTTCAGAATACGACTACATAACAGCCATAAAGACAACGGTATCGGAAAAGCCGCAGATTGTGAAATATATTTATCTGGAAAATACATTGGAACCTATAGAATACCATATGGTCAGACAGTTCTATTGGAACACCCAATAAATGACTTCGGAAAATTCACGGCATATCGCAACGGAACATCCGAAGCAGAACAAGCCGAGATTGATTCCAACGATCCTGATAATGGCCTAATAAAAGTTGTCTGGAAACCTGGAACCAAGAAATGTCATTATGAAGTAATTGATCCATATATTGGCACCGGTAATCACTATACAATAACCTGGATAGATGCCATAGAAACATATCCAATAACCCGTTATGATACTACATCCGCTGCAATCCCGCTATACTATAATACAACTACTGATGGTGGTCATCATTTCTGTAATGGTTCGACTTCGTGTTGTGTAAAAGCGCACGCCACAAGATCATGCAATGACTTAACTGGCGGCGGCATTGGGCTATCTGACCACAGTAACCAGAAATTTACTGAAACAGAACCCCTTGACTACAATGAATGCGATACTACAATATACTTACGGATAGCATTCAGAAAACCATCATGTGAGCCACGCCCAATAAAAACTGTATATAAGACAAGTGTTCCAAGGCCACTTAAATAAAAACAAACTTCAAATACTTTATTTTTTTACAACCAAAAACTATAAATACAAACAGCAATAATACTTCGTTATGCAAGAAATTAGTGTTTCTTCTGAGAAGGACATCATACGGGCATTCAATGCAATAAATCCACGAGACATTATTATGGTGGAAATAGACGCGAATAACGAATGTCACTGGCTAGGTATGGTAATAAAATACGGTGATAATTTTGTGCTATCAGAAACTAGTGTATCGGTTCATAACCAACATTTGTGTTACGACACTAAAATCAATGTCACAATCGCCGATCTTTTATATTACATAAACAAAAGCAATTGCAATGATTATAGCAATAGGCAATGTAAATTCTATTTATTAAAAAATCTACTAGAACTCCGAGATTTCTTAGTGGAAAAAACTAACGGCATAACGTTTAAAGCGTAAAGTTTATATACTAGAAAGTCTATAGTATAATATGGCAAAATAAGGATACAACAAACCAAACTCAGAACTTGTGCGGGTTTAAGCAAATACCTCCTCATTTGACTTAAGGTATCCTTATTTTCCTTCCTGTGATCCTTGCGGGGTCATAAAATTCCCTGTACCCTTGAAAAACTCGGATAAGTTCAGCAGAGAAAAGGACTGAAATAAAAGGGTATGAGAATAAAGTCCATAACACACCCTTGGGCTGAGGGGTAGAGCTTGTGGAAATGCCTTGAACTTGGAAGATCTATCATGAAAAAATGCACTAAATGTAAAGTTAAGATTCCGGAGCGAGGACCTGCTATGTGTCCGAGTTGTATAAAAAAGGAACTTGCTGCCAAAAACTATAAATAAACTCAATACTTTTTAGCGATTTCTATGTCCAAAACATATAGAATATACAATACCAACCATAAATTCCCAAAATTTTCTAAATACCGTAAGTATAACCCTTTTTGGTATAACCATGACAGTCCGGAAGTTCGAAGACAATCCAACCAGGACTTTCGATATCGCGAAAAAATCTATTTTAAAAAACATTTAGAACATCTCATTAAAACCAAGGACCGAGGATGGAGAACGTGGTAAGAAAAACACCATACAATTACGTTTTAGACGAAATTACACAGTTGGAAGAAATCATTAATGACCTTCCACCAACCGAAAGAAGTAACCTAGAAAAGCAGAAAAACAAAATAGCTAAAGAATTATCAAAATTGCAGAGAGGCAAATAAATGACAAAACATGATAAAACAAAGGAAACCGAACAGGAAGACAATGCTCCCGAAACTCCTAGTCCCGACATTAATAAACAGAACATGGAACCAAAGCTTCTATTTAAGTTTGAAGACTTTTCGATAAGCGTTCTAAATAACACTTACACCATTTCCAAAGAATATGGCGGCATAAGCGATTCTTGCTATGCTAGAGTAGCGGTTGGCCGCGAAAAGAATTGGACTCTCCTCAATGAAAAAGGCCAAATAATTGACATGGAAACCATTCATGGAAATAGGCCGTTCTTTTGGCAAGGCAGACTATCGCCCGGAACCTATACTTTGAAGACCGGACGCGGAAGCGACACTTCCATTCACAGAATTCCGGGCCGTCATTTTAATGTTGTTTTTTCGGTGTAATCCATGTTCAAAGAAAACATACCAGAACTAGACATGACTGCCGAGGAACTTGCCACCGCCCTCGACGAATTAATAGAAAAAAAATCTAACTTAACGCATGCCATCATGGAACTCGATACCAACATATGTTTTATAATATCCCTGATTTCCATGAAGTTGTTGGAAAGAAAAAATAAAAAAACTTGTACTTGTGAAGGCGGCTGTGGCATCACAACTGAAAGCAACGTTGCCGATCACAATAAAAAGATTCTATCTGACCTAGAATCCGGGAAAATTATTTAGGAAGCCTTGCCATGAAAATTTTTTTAAAATGCCCTGCCTGCCACAAAGAAACAATCGTTTCTGTGGAAAAGCATCTTTCCGGAAAGAAACTCATGGAACACCTGAAAGACTTCCAGGTATGTGTTGATTGTGAAAAAAATGGCCTCGGAAAAATATACCTTAATGTAATAAAGTTTGACTGGGAGAACATTCTAGAAACTAGTCAGCCGACATAATATTTTTTCTGTAGAATACACCATTTTTTAATCCTGGTTGTTCTTTGATCCATTCAAGGAATTCTGTGCGATTTTTAAATAAAAGACACTCTGAATTAGCATTCATAAAACTACTTACCAAATGCTGTAAATCATAGTCATATCCTATATTGAAACTATCCCCACTATGTAAATTAATTATATTGTCATTTTTATCTATTTTGTGATAAAATGTTAATTCATATACATTGAATATAACAATACGAGAAACCATTACTATATATTCATATTTATCAAAATTAATAATCTTTAATATACCATTACTATCTAGTTTATAGGTATCCATGATTACCTCTGCACGGGAATGGTTCTTGCTTTCCATTCCATGTATTCATATACGCTATCAAATATAATAAAATGAGTAGTTGCCCATAATGGTTTATATTTCGAACCCAGTATCCTAAACAAATTCTGATAATCACTTAATTCAGTTTGGCATAAGTTTATATGAGAATTTACGATATTCATAGACGGTATATGATAAAGTACTTTGCTTTGGTTCTCCAGCAGAAAATATGATACTGGTAATCTTTCCTCATTATATTCATCAACCACTACAATAATCTTACTATCAAGGTCATCATTAATTATTGGAAATGCGCCATTTGCATCAGGCTTTATCGTTTTCAACATCCATCACCAAGTTAACATTACGCTTACGCATATTAATAGTTTTTGGTTGCGCTACCATGAAAAAAACAAAACTTGAAAATCCGCTTCCTGTATTGAAGTCGCCGATCTTAACCCCTAGTGGTGACATTGCTCCCTGGTTACTTGGAGAAAGAGGAGACATTGCAATACAAAAAGCAAAAGCAAGAAGACACTTACTAGACTTTACCTTATACACAAAACCAGATTATTCTGTTAATTGGCACCACAAGATCATATGTGATTACTTGGAACGCTGGGCATTTGGTGACATAAAACGACTTATGATTTTTCTACCGCCCGGTAGCGGTAAGTCTGAATTGGTTTCCAGAAGATTGCCCGCCTGGATCTTCGGCAAGAATCCCGACATCGGTATAATGGCCACAAGTTATTCTGCTTCACTCGCATCCGACATGAATAGAGACGTCCAGCGAATTATAGACGATGACTTATATCGCGAACTTTTCCCAGAAACTTTGCTATCCGGCAAAAACGTAAAAACAATATCAACATCCGGATCATACCAACGAAATACCGAAAATTTTGAAATTGTAAACCATGTAGGTTATTATAAGTGCGCTGGTGTTGGTGGATCTATCACTGGTAAAAGATTCTTTTATGGTATTATTGATGACCCAATTCGTGGCAGGAAAGACGCTGAATCAGAAACCATTCGCAACGGTATCTATAATTGGTACAAAGACGACTTTTATACTAGACGACTTAATATGGATGCCCGTATATTGATCACGCAAACTAGGTGGCACGAAGATGACTTATCTGGTCGACTCCTTGCGTTAGCAGCATCTAATCCGAAAGCGGAACAATGGACAGTATTAAAATTCCCAATGATCGCTGAATATCCACTAGAACCACAAGATCCACGGCAAGTCGGCGAAGCGTTATGGCCCGAACGTTTCGGAAATGCTGAGGAATTGGAAGCTACTAAAATTAGCGCCGGTTCTTATACTTGGGCGTCACTTTACCAACAGCATCCAAGCCCATCAGGTGGTGCCATATTTAATAGGGGCTGGTGGGGAATACCTGGTGACATCGATCCAACCCACAAAAACCAATTCTATATCCAAAAACCAAAAGACCTCGAATCCCATATGGATATCATAATACAATCATGGGATTGCACTTTCAAAGATGCGGAAGACACTGATTATGTCGTCGGTCAAGTATGGGGAAGAAAAAAATCCGACTTCTATTTACTTGATCAGGTTCGTGCCCAAATGGACGTCATTGCCACTATGCAAAGTATTACAACGCTTTCAACGAAATGGCCGACATCTTCCGCAAAACTAATAGAAGATAAAGCAAATGGTCCTGCAATAATAACAATGTTAAAACGGTCTGTACCCGGTCTTATTCCCGTTGAACCACAAGGCGGAAAGGTAGTTAGGGCACGCGCAATCACCCCTTATGTGGAAGCCGGTAATGTATGGTTACCGATGCCACAAAACGCCGATTGGATACATGATTTTTTGGAAGAAGTTGCATCGTTCCCGGTTGGAAAAAACGACGACCAGGTTGATAGCATGACACAGGCTTTGTTTTACCTATCAACGTTTACTAATAATGTTTCTATTCCAACAAGGATTCCAAAAAGAGTTATAAGAACTGGAGGCGGCTGGACAGGATAAAACCATTCACAACAATTTCTTTTAACCTTTTAACACGTCCCCAAGTTCTGACATTTCTTCTATAATATAGAAAATATATTCATATCTACTTCCAATAGAATTAATATAACACTCTGTAAGAATATCTAGAACTGTTTTTCCAGTAAGTCCCCATATGTGTATATCATCGTTGCCTTTACCTATTGTGCCGCCTTTTATTTTATAATCATTGAATGAATGTTTTTGTACAATTCCGTAATAATTTTCATTATATGGTGTATTCACATGGACCAGCACTATTTTATCATCTAGATTTTCCAGGTCATAAATTTTTTCCTGGGGATTCTTGAATGTTATCATTATGTCACCTACTAATTACTATCATTGTCTTCATTAACGTGAAATACTTTGTCTGATTTATTGAACACCTGCATATTAGACACCACCAAACAACTCAAAAAGTACTAATACAAACCATACAAATAATAATGCATACGTTGTAATTTTACCGTAATGTGTATCACGTCCATAGTATATAAATTTCACTATTTTTTTTGCTTTATTTGTGTCACATACAAAAAACTTACAAGGACCACACATACGTGTATTATATAAATTATATAGTTCGTATTCAGACTTCATGAGGCCGATTTTTGATTTTGATTCAATACATAAGTCATGTCCTGTATAATCATTATCTAAAAAACTGGTTCCATATATCCAGGCAAAACCTCCTCTTTTTGTATTCATCATTGTTTTACAATATACATTATTATATACAAAAACAACAACACAAATAACTGTTCTACTATCATCATCTTCATTTATGTTCGGTATTTCTTTATATGGGTTGTTAATTTCCTGGATCGTTGAATCTATTTTTTGCAAGTCTTGTAACGTTGCCATAGACTTTGTCATTTAGTTTTCACACTCCCACAATGAACTCAGATTCCGTATCTTCATTAATGTTAGGTATCGTTTTGTTTGGATTAGTTATGACTTGCATATGTGGTTTATTGTTTGCTTTGGTATTTATAAGTTTTGGTTATTGCAACAATTCATTCAAGACACATAACATTTCTTCCTTATTTCTTATTACATAAAACATTACATAATTATCGCCCATGGCAATTCGAAATTTCGATATTGTTTCTAGTATTGAATGTCCAGTAGTTACCCATGTTGTCATGTCTGGATCATAACGAGAATTTATGATTTGTGTCCCTCTTATTGCGTATTTGTTTTCACGAACCTTCACCACAATACCTACGAATTTTGAACAATTTGTTATCGTATGGATTAACACAATTTGTTTGGTTATGTCCTCCGAAATGTTAGGAATTTTTAACATTGGATTTTTGAATTTATAAATATCATCGATATACATTTTTTCGTTTGGATTTTCCAATTGTTCTAGCATGTTCTTTAATTCATGAAAGTCCTTGGGTATTTTGTCTACGTCTTCAAGAATTAATTTAATTGTATCTTTCATAACGAACTGTTAGTTTTGCCTTTATTTATAACTTTTGGTAGCTATTATTATAAACGTTTTTTAATAATTACTTTGCTATATAAACGTTTTAAGCGCTTAAAATCAGTTTTAATTTAGGCAGTAGTTTTGATATTAAATAAAAAAGATCGTAGGTTTTTGCATCGATTTCCCCGCGATTTCGGACTCTAGTATATAAACTAAATGCTGAAAAATTAGGGTTTAGGGGAAAATATTTTGTGCCCTAACATTCCTAACATTCCTCTTTGATGTTTTTGAGAAGTATTTTTCGATACTCAACCTTTATGTGTTTGAGAATTCTTGATATGTACATGACATCAATATCTGTTTCGTATATAGCATAATTTATACTGTCATATATATTGCTATCGATATCAAGGTCTTGATGACCGTAATGTGTTCTATAACAATAATCATTAATAAATGGAATAAGGCTATGTGTTAATCTTTTAGCAAGAACTTCTTGATAGGACGATTTGGATTTTGTTTCAATATCTATTGCCATTTCATTGCATAGTTCATCAATGAGCTTGTCTACTTTGTCTGCTTTTGCGTTGGCTTCCCGGACTCGCCTATCGTGGTTTTCCTTCTTTCTTCTAGCAATTTCTTCCTTCAAAATATCACAAGATACTTGCTCAAGTGGCATGTTTTTTATTACCACGAATTCCTTTACACTGTTTTCGTTGCTTTTATTGCCAAACGGCCAAATTCCTAGTTTCATGGTACTCCCTTTAATGTTTTTATTGCGTTTTCATGGGCAGCGTGATACTGCTTATCCAACCAGTTACAATATGACCTGCTCGTAGCAAGGTTCTTTTCTAGCCTTTCATATTCTTTGAATAAATCCGGTAACAATACGGATACCCTATCCGCGAAATCCAGCATCAACGTTATACAAGCCGTACTATCTGTTTTCGGGTCCAGCATCTTATCACGTGTTTCGCCGAACAGCTTTTCAATGTCATTTTTTGTGGTCACGTTCAGTTACTCCAATTCTATATTCAACAAATTACATTTATGACAATTATAATATACTCCTTTTTCGTCAACACTAGTAAATGCTATATATGAGAGGCATTGTTTTTTTATGCAAGCCCTTTGAATTACTGGGCATATTTTATCAAACCTTATATTATCATCTTCGAATACCCATCCATTTCTTTCATATGAAGCTTTAGAACGTTGATATCGTTCTTCCGCAGTTAACTGCATTTTATCGACACCCCTGCAATTCTAATAGCAAGCCGGGTAGCATGTTCATTATCCTGAATCATTTCTGACGTCACTTCAGGTCACCTCATTTCCCTCATCGAAAAGTTAGGAAACAAAGAAAATCTTGTCTCCTGGCTTTCCGGTGTTTTGGGGGCACATTATAAAACACTATGATCGTATTTAAGCTTTTTGGTTACTTGATATGGTATTCCACCGATCCATCATCTTTTGTCTTTTCGATTTCTGCGATTTTAGCCTTTGAGTATTTTACCATGATTCGTCCCATCCTATTACAATAATATGATAATATGCGTCTGGATCTTTTCATCTTTTTGTAAATCTTTTGCCAATTCAATTGCTTCTTCTAAGGTCCATTCACGGAATGAATGACTAACTAATTCTTCATAGTCGTCAAATAGATATTTCTTTACTACTTGATATGATATCGTCATTGTTATTCAGACCTGTCGAGCTTTATCTTAATAGTACGGTACATGTTATTAGGTAGTTAATAACCCCAATTGTACTTATAGTTTTTGGTGCAACCTCACTGAATTTCATCCCCATATTATAGTAAACCTCAATTTTCACAAAACCAATATCCGTAAGTTGTTTAATAAGGTAATACGGTAAAAACTTTTACTATACTACTAAAGTTTTAAGCTCTTTATATTTTTTACTATAACTACTATATTACTATATAATCAATAACTACTAACTATATTTACTATATTACTACTATATTACTACTATATTACGTAAGTATAAAGTATAAGTAAGTATAAGTATAAGTATAAGTAATAGATATTGGTTTTTTAAAAAAACTGTATAAATATATTAATAATTTCTATAAATATAGTAAGTCAATGAAAATCAATGTAAATCAGGCAAAAACTATAAATACTATGATTTTAGTATACTTACTATAGTATACTAATAAAATAAGGTGGAATATATAAATGATGACAAAAACAATCAAGTTGAGTGATTCAACAAAGGATCGATTAGATAATATTAAAAATGGCAGAACATATGACGAAACAATAAGTTATTTGGTCGACTTCATGGAAAGCATAAATAAACAAATATCATTAAGTAGAGACATATTCGAAGAACCAGTAATAATAACAAAATAATAATTACAATAACATATTTTTTTCAGCCGTAAACTATTTATTCTAGTAAGTACTATTAGTACTTGGTAAAAAGTGAGGTGATGTAAAATGGAAGAAAATGATGTATTTAGTTTGGAATGCGTTGTCGGTACAATTGTTGGCATAATATTGAATGTGGTCATACTAGTATTATAAGAAGGTTGCTATGAAACAAACTAGGCTTGTAGAATTCCAAAGACCGGAATTTGGGGCATTGCAAAAGCAAGACCGTGAAGCCATTTACCAGGCAGTGCGAAATCGATTTGGTCCTAATCATTCAATATCAATGTCCGAACTCGAATATGAATACAAGAGGAAAACATGACAACCAATTCCGATTCCACGCTGTTTGGGATATGTTATGTGTTGTTTGTATTGGAAGTAGTATTAATATCAGTTATACTTATAGCTTGTGCGATATTTCATTATTTTATTTGATATTTTTGTTTTCTTTGAGTTTATTCCAAACTTCGAATAATTCAATTCCCAATAAACCGTTTTCTATATTGTTTCTTCGCATGAAAGTTTTAAGTTCTTTTTTGGATTCTATTATATAGTATGTTACCTTAAAACCATCAGAAGTTAATTCTTTATATTCCTTATTAATCAAATCTAATACAGAAATTCCTGCGTTATAACTATCCGCCCAATTGTAAATTTGATTTTGATGTGATCGACAACCACGAAACGTTAGTGTACTGTTAAATTTATTTATTCTTACATAACTTATGTATTTTATATTCGTTGGTGAAATAGACACAGATATTATTATTTTACGGCTGAACCAGGAGAAAGCCCACGATCTTTAGTCGTGGGATGAATGCCGTACGTTCTCCACAAAGCTTATATAGATGGCAAGCGTATAACATCTTAGCATGGTAAGTACATGGAGGAGCAAAAGAAAGCATGATCCTAACCTACAAAATCAAGCATGGTAGGGACTTCTCAGATGAACTGAGAAAGGCTAAGAAGATTGCAAAGTTTGCTATCCAAACCCATAGCCTTAGCTCCAAAGATGTCAAGCACTTCGGTCTTAAATCAATGATCTCAAACCAGATTCTAAGAAAGTATAGCCGAAGCAATACCGCCAAATCTGTTAAGAGTGTCAAACTCGCAGTACCTAACCAGGGAATCAAAGTGGATCGAGATACAAAGACCATATCGGCACCATGCTTGAAGCTTTCACTAAAATATGAGTTTCCTGATAACTTTGAGAAGGTCAATCAAATCGAAGTTGGCGAGGAATATGCCTATGTTTCAGTGTCCATTCAAGAAACAGAACTCATTAAGGCTGAGAAATGGATAGGGGTAGATCGAAACACCGTAGGACATATAGCCGTAGTTGCTGATCCCGAAAGTGGCAAGGTCATCAAGCTCGGAAAGTCCGCTCTCCACATCCATCAGAAATACAAGAACATTCGCAAAGGACTTCAGAAGAAAGGCAAATATGGAAAGGTCAAGCAAATCAAGGATAGGGAGAGCCGAATAGTTAAGGACATCAACCACAAGGTTTCCAGAAAGATCGTTTATACTGCCAAAGAAACGGGTAAGGGTATCAAGCTTGAAGATCTAACTGGAATCAGAAACGGCAAGCACAATACCAAGTCGTTCCGCTATGCTAAGAACAGTTGGTCATTCTATCAACTCCAAATCCAGATAGAATACAAGGCTAAGCTGCTTGGTGTAGAGGTAGCCTATGTTGATCCAGCATATACTTCAAAATCTTGTAGTAGATGTGGACTCATTGGATACAGGAACAAAAAGAGTTTCAAGTGTCCTCATTGTGGGCACGTTGATCATGCTGACAGCAATGCGGGATTCAATATCGCAAAGCGTCCGTGCATAGATCGATTGCATACAGACAGGGATGTATGCAAAGGGACCACTGATAGCCCTAAAGTTGCTCTGGCTTGAATCCAGCTAACAACAGAACCCCAGGTGCTTTTAGCCCTGGGAGTATGTCAGTATTTATGTCACTTTCTAGAAGCGGCGGAATCTTATTTACAGGATCTGTAAATACTTTCATAGGAGTGTCTCCTTTTGTATGATTTCTTTGTGGTTTTTATTCCAATAATCTGTTAGTTCTCTTCCAAGTTCTTTGTCGGTTAGTTTCCATTTGGCAATGAAATCTTCTAGATCTTTCCTGGATTCTATTATTATATAGTAGACTACCATGTTTGCTTCGTGAATGGCTTTGATTTCTTTGATAATTAAGTCTAGTAGTGTTCTGCCGAAGTTATAAGAATCTCCCCACCACAAGACATAATCAAAATCAGTCATTCGAGATCCTCGAAATGTTATGATGTCATCGTTGCGTTGACTGGCATAACTTATGTTTTTGGTTATAAGGTCTGACGTTATTGATATTATTATTTTGTTGTGTATGTCGGATTCCAGAAAAGGTGGAATTTTCTGTAATATCTGATCAGCTTGAATCATTTTCATAATACTTTGTTTAGTGGTTGTTGTATAAATACGTTTTGGTAATAGCTACCAAAACCTTTAAATACTTTGGCAATAGTGTAGTATGTGCCCAACAAAACAGGCAAGAGAACACAAGACAGCGTTTGCTGTTTTGTTTCTTTTGTTTGAGGGTGGAAAAAGATAACTAGGAGATGACCAGTATGAATACAAAAACAAGAATACACAAATTGAAGTTAGCCTTACTTAAGGAAGGCGGAGATTATCGATTTGATGCTGGTACTAGGATGTCATGGATTCTACATGAATATTCTGACATAATGGAACCAGAGTCGGGTATTAGCAAAGAAGATGATCTTAGAAACATGCTAAAGGAATCTGGGTATTATCCAAGGGATATCGATGAAATTGTAGAGGAAGTGTATGGTGACCAAAACGTATAAATAGAATAAAGTACTAGTAGTACTTAGTAGAAAATGAGGTGACTTACATGAAAACAATGCAACAAAAGATTGAAGAATTAGAAAACCAAATTACTGTACATAAAAAACAGTATCACAGAAATGGATGTTGTTATGGTGGAACAAATGGTTGTTGCGATGCCGAAGAACTTATATCAAACAAACTTCGGCTTCTCGAAATTCTAAGATATCCAGATGGAACACCAAACGTTAGTCCAGGAATTTTGGATAACGGCACACCAGGAATTAAATTACCATTAGGTCGTTATCATTATCCAAAAGAGTCTGACAAGGATTTTTTGCATAGAATGGGGATAAAATAAAAGTAGTGAGGTGATCTAAGTTGGAAACATTACATAATTTATTCGTGAAGCCGCTTGTTATTAGTTTTGTGCTAACTATTGGATTAATTATTGGATTAATGGTTATTATTTGGGCGGTGACTTAGTGTGAAACAGGAAATAAAGATGTGCCCATTTCGTGATAGACATTGTACTGAATTGTGTGCATTATATATATCCGAAGAAAACATGTGTACACTCAAAGCACTGTTCATGTCATTTGAACATCATTTACCGTATTGGTTAGCAAATAAAGAATAAAAATTGGGATGACTTAGTATGATGCCAAAAATTGGGCTATTTCCGGGCGAAGAAACAATTCTGGATAGACTAAACAAAGAAGGAAGCTGGATGAAATGAATGCATTGTTTGGATTATGGCTAGGTGGATTCTTGATCGGTTGGGGAATAGGATTTTTGATGAGGGGGATAATAACACAATCCCTGAGGAAATTGTAGCGAAGTAATTGTAATTGAAGCAGGAGGAAAGACATGGAATTAAATTTTATAGTATTAAAAGATGCCATGAATCAGCATTTGGAAAAGATGATAGCGAATGCTACACATTTATTTGTAGCCGATGTTTCTAAGGAAGAAATGTGGCAGACATACTTGGGCGCGTTTCCGGAGGGCACTAACCCAATTATGCGAACAAGGACAGAACATGATTGTAGTTGCTGCAGACATTTCATGCGGGACTTTGGGAACGTAGTTGGCATCAAGAACGGCAAGATTACTACCATCTGGGACTTTCCAATAGAACGTATTGGAAATTATGGACCAGTTGTTAAGGCAATGTCTGACCTTATACGATCCAGGCCAGTTCGAGATATTTTTGTAACGGATGTTGCAAAAATTGGAACCGATAAAACTCCTGAAATGTTTGAGAACGGTGAGGTATATGCCTGGGAACACTTTTATTACGAATTGCCGGATGGTTTTGTGATGCCTACAAAACGATCTACAAAAGACACCATTCGTGGAAATGCACATTCCCTGAAGGACGTTTTCAAGAGGTCCCTAGAAGAGTTGACACCAGATAGTATTAGTACTGTTCTGGAACTAATTGCATCCAACAGTCTTTATAAGGGCGAAGAATGGAAGTCGCAGCTAGAAGCATTTCTGACACATAAAAAGGCATACGACAAATTAGATGACGTCCGCAAGGACCTTTATGCCTGGGAACAGTCTCAAAAGGTCGGACCAGCCCTCGCTAAAATTCGAAACCATTCTATAGGGACACTGCTCGTGGATATTTCAAACGGCGATGACCTAGATGACGCTGTTAAGAAATATGAGAAAATTGTGGCTCCAAGTAATTACATGAGACCCAAGACAATCTTTACGGCAAAAATGCTTAAAGATGCTGAGCAAACCTTGATTGATCTCGGGTTGCTTGATTCACTTCCAAGAAGATTCGCAACAATCCATGACATTACCGTGAATAATATACTGTTCGCGAACAAGGATGCAAGATCACAGATGGTGGGCGGTAGCGTCTTTGATCAAATGGCAAAAGAAGTTGCAGTAAAGCCCAGGGACTTTGACCGGGTAGAAGAAGTTCCAATTGATGTATTTGTAAGGGACATCTTGCCAACTATTAGCAACCTGGAGGTTTACCTAGAAAATAAGCACGCCAGCAACATGGTTAGTTTGGTTGCACCACAAAATATGGAAAGCCCTACAATGTTCAAGTGGAATAATGGGTTTAGCTGGGCATATACTGGCGGTATGACGGATAGCATGGTTAAGAGAGTTAAGGCTTTGGGTGGTGACGTAGAGGGAGTACTTCGATTTTCAATCATGTGGAATCACGAAGGTATTAAGAGTACCCAAGATGGTGGTAATAACAACGACTTTGATGCACATTGTGTTGAACCATTTCCAGGAACCCATATCTACTTTGAAAATCGTGGATATCGGCATAGGTCTTCTGGTATGCTAGACGTGGACATTACAAGACCTTTTAGTCAGACACCAGATGGTGTGGCAGTAGAAAACATAACGTGGTCCGATGCCAGTAAGATGCCCGAAGGCACTTACAGAATGTTCGTCCAGAATTATAGTCATAATGGCGGGCGTACTGGTTTCACTGCCGAGGTTGCGTTTGACGGACAAATTCATACCTTTGAGTGCAACCGCGAACTTCGGCAAAGCGAAAATGTAGATGTAGCACAAGTTACTTATAGCAGGACAGCCGGATTTACTATTACAGGAAGGTTACCTTCTAGTGTAACGTCGCGAAAAATCTGGGATCTGGACACCAATCAGTTTCATCCAGTGTCTGTGATGATGTATAGTCCAAACTACTGGGACGATCAGTCTGGAATAGGTAATAGGCACTTTTTCTTTATGCTGAAGGGTGCAAAAAATCCGGAACGTCCTAATGGCTTCTACAATGAATTCTTAAAGTCAGATCTGGTCCAGCATAAGAGAGTATTTGAAGCACTAGGAGCCCGAATGCGCGTTGAAGATGATGATAACCAGTTGTCGGGAGTGGGCTTTAGTTCAACACAAAGGAATTCGGTAGTGGTTCGAGTAACTGGTCACGTGAACAGAACATTGAAGATAGTATTTTAAATTTTTGAGAGGTATATACATGACAATCGAAAATATGTTTGAGAAGGCAGCACGCCAAAAGATAAGAATCCCATATGAAAAGGGATGGCTATACGTAGAGGATTTATTTGATCTTTCGCTGGAAAGCTTAAACAACATATACAAGATCTTGAATGCCCAGCTCAAGTCGACCAAGGAAGATAGTTTGCTGGATGTTAAGGATGCTTCCACTAGCAAACTAGAACTGCAAGTAGACCTCATAAAGTATGTCGCTGGAATCAAGAAGGCGGAAAGGGCCGCAAAACTTGAGGCAGCAGAAAAGAAGAGAGAACTGGAAGTTCTTATGACGGCACTTGCGGACAAAAAAGTAGATGCTATAAAGAATATGTCCGAGGAGGACATTAAAAAGAGAATCGAACAACTACAAAACTAAAAAACTTTTTTTATTTTTTTGAGGTATTATGACAAACATAATTATGTCAAACAAAGAATTAAAACAGCTATATAAATTCACACAAAAACATCCAGCTTCTAGTTATATAATTCACTTAATATAAACCGGCATAGGAACAAAAATTGTGATTGAAAATGGCGGTTACCAAGAAGACGTTAGCGACTATGATGCTTGGTGACCAAAAACTATTTATTCTAGTAAGACGTATATGTATATAGTAAAAGTGAGGTGAATTGATATGAGATATGGAATTCCGACTAGGGTATATAATTTAAGCAGCGATCATTTGGGCGGACTTCTTAATTTGATGTCGGATTTATACGACTGGATAACCAAAGGATATATAATAAAAATTAATGTATATCTAGAAGAAAAAGATGAATGGAGGGAAAAGAATGGAAGATGAATTCATAATTTTTATAGTGTTATGAAGAACGGGGTCAAGGGGTAGAGAAAACCCACGGTTTTAACCGTGGGATGAATCGTACCCCTTGTATAACTACCGAAAACTATAAATCTAATAAAGGTATTAACTATCTATTAACATGTACCGCACCATTAAGATAAAGCTCGATAGGTCTAACGAACTCATCCAAACGGTCCGGCTTTGGAATGCCGCCTGTCAGGATGTCATAGACTACGGCTTTGCGGCACATGATTACAACAAGACCAGACTCAACAAGGCGACATACAAAGACCTCCGAGAGAAATATCCTACACTACCCTCCGCACTCATCCAAACGGCAAGGGATCAGGCCAGTGATATGCTCAAGAGGCTCAAGTTTGAGACTAAGCCCTTCAAGCATCCTTTTGGTGCCGTGCGATTTGACGTTAGAACCATGAAGGTGTTCTTAGAATCTGGTTACTGCAAGCTCACTACTGCTTTCGGTAGACTGAGGTACGACTTCAAGTTAGCTGAATACTACAAGAAATATGCTACCTGGAAAGTCATGAATGCTCAGTTGAGGATAACCAAGAATGCTTGCTATCTTAATGTTCAAGTAGAGCAACCGGATCCAGAGGCAACCGTTGGAGATAAGAGGGTCGGAGTAGATCTTGGAATCAATAACATTGCCGTATGTAGCGATAATACATTCTGGAAATCTGGCCCAGTCAAAGCCGTAAAAGGCAAATATCAATATTTGAGATCAAAACTTCAGTCCATAGGCACTCGATCCGCTAAAAGAAAGCTGCAAATGCTATCGGGCCGAGAGAGACGGTTCATCAAGGACTCAAATCATCAAATCGCAAACTGGATACTATCAAAACCATTTGACGTAATCGCTCTGGAAGATCTAACCCATATCAGGGACGGCAAGAAGAATAAGAAACTTGGGAAATGGAGCTTTGCAGAACTGCGAAGCATCGTAGAATACAAAGCCGCTGCTATCGGGAAGAAAGTAGTTGCCATAGATCCAAGATATACTTCTCGCACTTGCTCCAAATGTGGGTTTCAGAAAAAGGAAAACCGTAATGGTAGAACCTTCAAATGCAAAAGCTGTGGCTTCCAGATCGACGCAGACTTAAATGCATCCAGAAACATCGCTACCTTCAGTAGATCTGATCGTAGCAGGCTGTCCGTCAACCAGCCAATCGTAGCGAGCTAACTAACCATCAGCTACAAGCCCACGACTTCAGTCGTGAGTAGTTGACAAGGAGGTATGAAGATGTTTGTGCATTGTCATAATTGTGGATGGGAACAGGACGATTTCTATTCAATCAATGGATACAATCCCACCAGCTTCTTGGCAAGTTTGAACGAAGACTTGTGCGGAAATAGATTAGATGATATCGTACACTGTGGTGAATTCGTCAATGGTATACCGATCCGTTCCGATATAACAAAACGAGAATGGATCGCTCGATATTACGAGCAATTTGCTAGACACATACGAGAAATGAAGTGGGTCACGGCAGAACGATTTTATGCTGACCCCGATAAGGTATGCCCGAAGTGTGGCTCGGATAAGCTGGATTTGGATTAGAGATTGGGTATTATTAATGAAGAATGAGAAATGTCCTGATACAATGTCTATAAAAGTCAATATAGACAAAATGCCGCTACCTGTCATTCTAAAATTTGACGGCAAGTTCACGAAGATCAAACATATTAAAGTTTTTCAGCCTCCTTTAGATGGGTGGTGGAAAGAAAGAATGACAGAATATTGCTTTCGGAAAACATCGCTACTTTGAGGAAAGAGGATGAATGAAAAAAGAGGAGATGTAATGAGTACGCTGGAATGGTCCAGGAGTGATGATGAGGGATGTGAATTTGTTGGGAGAGAACATGATACCCCGACAGTCGATAAGGTTAAAAAAATAATTATAAATGCTTTGAAAAACAAAAATTATGATTGGCGCACTATTGATGGAATTGTTCGAGAAACCGCTCTGCCCGCAGAAGAAGTTCGTGATATGATAAAAAAACTCGCAGAAGATGGTATTGTCGTTCGTGTACCTTATACTGCCGAGAATGGGACTAATATATACACGACCCGGAAGCATTACCATGAAACAATTGGCCTGTTGGGGAGATTAATATCTGCATTAACCGATCGAATTATATAGATGATTTCGTTGTAGACTGTCATCAATATTACCGTCACTGCACGCTATGCGATCCCGACCTAATCGTGTGCCCGGTATGTAACGGAAGTGGCAAAGTTGCGAGATCGTCTTCGCTGGATGATCTACTAGTTGATGATGGCACTTATCCTTTTACCTTTGGGGAGGTTATACTTCCATCTTCTACCAAGCAGGGAATGAAACCAGCAACCACGGTATCTATTATTCATTGGTACCGATGAAGGAGGTAAATAATGAATCCTGATAATGAAGAAGACCTAATACATTACAGAGAACGTCTGAACAAGATTTTAGATTCGGATATCTATAAGATCGAATTAATAAACTATCCAGTGGTTATTCCAGAAGGTCCGAAAAATCCAAAGCATTTTAACATTGATCATCCTCCTAAAATAAAAACAGAAGTTTGTCAAAGTTGTCTTGGAACCGGAAACATAGCAATACCAGTATTTAGTGAACGTTGCCATTTCCCTGTTTTATACGAACACGAAGAATGCCCTATATGTGGTGGCTCAGGAAGGAGAAAACAATGAACCCCGAAGATAATACAGAAACTAGAATATACGTCACGAATCTCGCGGAGGAATATCCAGAGGCCTTTCGATGACCCTCTCTGAGCTTCTGGAGGATTTGAAACAAGTCGATCCTAAGACTTGGAATGACATAGATCTATCATTGTCATTCTTAATCAACGAAAATAGTACATCCGGCCATGCACTAATTCAAGGTTGCATCCAGCGAGCATGCGAAAGCCGAGGATGGACATGGAATATATGTAAACAAACTCCAGAACACGAAAAATCGCATAGCGCCTACATAAGTGAAGTTGCGCCTGGATATGACGGAGATTGCCACAATCAATACCACGAATATTGCATAGCTGAAAAAGAAGCGAACTTTTCTGCAGAAGCATTATTAGCTACTTATATTGCGGCGGTAAAAATGAAACAAATTACATCCAAAAAACAGTATAAAAAATGTGGTGACTTTTATATGGATACTACTATAGATAGTTCTAAAACAAAAGGTAATAAAATTAACGAATTAATATACTAAATTCAAAGGAAGTAAAAATGTCTAAAAATACAATTACAATCGAAGGCAAAAATGTCTAAAAATACAATTACAATCGAAGGCAAAAATGGTATTATGTTAATTGAAGGAATTGACTATATACTAAACATGAAAAAAGGTTCAATAACCATAACAGGAGAAGGATTTTCAAAGTTTCCAGCCATCATAATGGTTCCATATAAGTCTGAATCGCATCATAAAAGAAAAGGAAACTATCCTCATTGTAAGGGCACTGGAAATGCTGAAGAAAATGTGCAGAAACTCCGCCAAAAGGAGATCCAGTAGTTCATATGTATTGAAAATCAGGATAACCAAAAAACTTAAATACGTGTATGGTGTTTAGTAATGTGCACCCCAAAACCAGACAAGGAAAGAACAGAACAGCCTTTTGGTTGTTTTGTTTTTCTTTGTTTGAAGAGGCAAAAAAATACTTGATGGGAGGTTAAGAATGTTAACACATATTATGAGATTCATGGTTGGTTTGATATCGTGTGCGCTACTAGTATTGCTTGTGTGGTTATCAAGAGATTATGCTATATTCATAGTATTTACTTTGATGACAGGAACAATATTATTGGTTATATACACAATTGGTACGATCATTGATTGGACATTGGAGATGCGTGATTACTGATGTCGATATTACAATACATTCGGTATTTTGTAATTGGATTAATACCGTTTTCGATAATTATAATTATTATTAATGCAATAATAAATTATAGTTTTGCAATAGCACTTAATTATATTGATGTAATTTTTGGTATAATCGTGTTAGCATATCTAACAGTATTTATTATATTTATTGGTTCAATAATAGATGAAGCATATTTAAGGAAGTGGTAGTAATGTACAAAGAACCTACTTATAGTAAAGCAATATTTAATATATTTCTTGCAAGAGTTCTAAAAGAAAAGGAAGTCATGAAAAATATTTCTACTGGAAAATATAGTAACGTACATAATATGATTGTTTATGGGGATAAAAACATTAAAGAATCCTGGAAACTTAATGAGGCATGACATGAAAACCTATAAGGGTGTTTTTTATACAAAACATGGTCCGGATAAAGTTGTTTTGTTTGAAACCGCTGACTATACAGCTGCCATCCATTACATGGAAGACATTAAAAGCGACTTGTTTGGCATAGTGAATAATAGAAAAGTGTATACCGGCCACTGGGAAATACAAGAACCTACATGCGAAGACCTAGTAAAGGACTTTTTGATTGACTTGGTTAATAACTGGCAGCAGGAAGAAATAGATTTTGATGGGGCTACAAAAGAATTACTAGAAATCGTGAAAAATAATATAAAAAACAGTAAGGAATATCATGAAACTTTTATTTTGTAGCATTTAAACTAACGCTTCATAATGTTTAACAAAAGTTTCATAGTGTCTATTTTTTAATAATGGCAATGTTTCAATTATTACGTTTTCAAGCGTTTTAAGTGCAATGGGAATATTTGTATCCATTTCATAATATTGCTGTTCGGTATATATAGTTCCTTCTTTTATGATGAATTCTTTATCACTGCTTAAAACCAGTCGCAATACAGATGTTTGTTTTTGTAAGTCAGAAGCAACTAATTTCGTTGTATATATATGCGGATATTGCTTTCTATAGCTGGTAATAAAATCTATTTTATCCATTTCTGGGAAACCATAAAAATTAATTACCTCATAATATGTTTTTCCATGGTACATTATCTTCCCAAATTGTATGAACGGTTTTTTGTTTTCTCCGCCTATTGGTAAGAGTTTTATGTGCATGTGCATATGTTCCATAATCAGAACCACTCCTCAAATTCTGATACCATACTAATGTATGGTTCAAAATAGACCGTGAATTTTCCGTGGTGTGTTTTTTTGATTTGTGATACGTTTTCAAATTTTGTGAGGGCTATTGGTATCCACCTTTCTAATAGTTCGTATTCTTGCTTGGTTATTACGGTGCCTTTTCCTATTTCCTTACAAAATTCAAAGTCTTCTATATGTATATATATTGTCAATACTGGAACTTGATCAAAGTTCACTAATTTGTAATATCTTTCAAATACATGCGTATTCGATTGTAAATATTCTTTTGTGCAATCATCTATTTTTGGAAAGTTTTTAAAGGTCAATACTTCATAGCACGGTTCTCCACACCGTACTACTTTTTCAAATTCTATGTATGCGTTTTTGGTGTTTTTTCTTTGGATCCAATCAATTATTATCATTGTGTGTCTCCTAATAACGTTAATTATGTATATAGGGTTTTTGTATTTATAGTTTTTGGTGGTCCTATAATAAAAGTTAGTCGTAAAACTGTATTTACTCCTTTTTATTGAATAAGTTGTTTTGAGGTTCATTTTATATGACTGAAATCAAGTATATGGTTCCAACAATGCCCAAGAAAAAACCACGGGCTTTCTTAAAGAAAAAGCCGGGCGCACAAGTGACGTCGGTTGGCAATGGTGGAAGTAGTATAACGGCTGCAGCAGTTGGCGCTCCTTTCCCAAATATATATTCATTTTATTCTGGTAATCGTATAGATATAAAGCTGTTGGAACAGACTGCTAGGGCACCACCTGTTGCCCGCTCCTTATGGCAATTACAGTTGATTGCGTTTCCTAGATTTGATTTTAAGTTAAATCCGCCTGATGACATAGAAGAAGATCCAGATACTGTTAATGAAATTTTATCGAAACTCAATGAACTGGACCACAACATCGACACTACTATTTTGTGCGTGCAAGCCCTTTACGACATTATGACGTATGGATCTTTTATCGGAGAAGTTACCTGGAAGGAAGACGACGACGGTTACATAGTTCCCGACGTTGTGAATAGGTTACCGGCTGCTTCATTTAAGCAGGCACCGCCAGAAGCCGAAGGTGACCGTGACAAATATATGGTGGGGCATATACTGAAGGGCATCATTTACAATAAAAAATCAAAGTCCTATGAATACTGGCAACTTCAAAACAACTATGGAACCACCGGTATTCCGATTAACATTCCAACTGAACAAGTTATTCACATCAAGGATAAGTCGTCGCCTTTTGTAGACGGCGAGCCATATCTACAAGGCATCGTTAGCACTATCTCCCAGTTGGAATTTGTAAGGAAGCGTGTCATGCAAACTGTTTCCAGAATTGGATCTCCAAAACAAATTGCGACAGTTGGCGTACCTCCAGAATATCTGGATGCCCTCAAGAATGCAAGCGGTGTACCGCTATCCGTTACAAGTGCAATACCTGGCGCCGGATCAAATACCGCCGACATAATGTTAACAGACCTCTGGGATTATGCTAGACAGCTCGTGGAAAATCAGTCTGCGGACCTCGCTGTTGCAGTACCGCGCGGTATAGACCTTAGCTGGGACCAGGGTCATGTGGCCTTCAATCCAACAGAAATTGACAACTATCTTATTAAGGAAGCCATTTCTCATATATTCCCGCGAGATATGCTGGAAATTCAAGCGGCAGCAATTTCTGCGACATCTCAGCCATTGTTGCAACTCCTCAAGATGATGGTGCAGGGCTGGCAGAACATGTGTTCCAAGGCATTCCAGGAACAAGTCTGGAATAAATTCCTGGAGTACAATGGTTATGGAGGTTGGTCAGTAACCTTTGAATGGGATGACCTGATTCCCCAGGATGAACAAGTAAAACAAAACATTACACTACAACGGTTTATCAATCACGTTATCACGCTAGATGAAGCAAGAGAGAGTCTTGGACTTCCTGCGTTGGATCCTGCTCCCTGGATGGAAGGCCTAACCGTTCGCGAAATTCTTGAAAAAGAACTTGCGTTGTGGAGAAATCCAATGGCTGGTCAGCAACAGCCTGGTGGAATGCCCGGAATGGGAATGGGAAGTCCTGAAATGGGCGGCATGGACTTAGAAGCACTGCTAGGCAGAGGAAATATGGCTGAAGAACCAACTGAACCAGAAACTGGCCTAGAAACTGTTCCAGAAACGATTCCTGACGATTCTAATAAGTTTTCGGAACCTATAGGCATGGAATTTCAATCTAATTCTATAAAACAAAACAAAACCCTTGATGACATTGTAACCCCAAACAAACTAGACGCGGAAGCAGAAGACATTCTGGGAAGTCTTGAAAATGACGTCATGAAAATACTTAAGAAGACCAAGTACTTTGACAAAGTTCCGGAGGAGTAAACATAATGTATAAATTTGTTGGCAAACCCGGCAAAATGTATTCCCTGGATTCAGAAACCACTACAATAAAATTAAATTATAACTGTCCTGATTCTGAAAAAGTAGGATCGGGACCTGGCTCTTGCGGGGGTACAAAAGATAATATTAAAGAAAAGTCCATAAAAACTTCGAAAGTAGTTCCATTAGCAACTCGGTTTTCTGATGATTTAAACGATAAAGAAATAAGTGCCCTAGAATCATACAGTACTGATTCCTATAGTTATATTTCCTCTTTTTTGAATGCTGGCGATACTAGTAATGCATCAGGATCAACATTTACGTCAGGTAACAAAGAATTGTCTTCTATTGCGTCATATATTGAAAAACTAAATTTTAATGAGGATAAAATAAAAGGTAATATATATTATATAGATAACGCCATGAAAAAATCGAAAACCAAATCTAGTGGCGTAGTCTACAGTGGTCTCGGAAAAGAAAAAAATGCTCAATTTCTTAATTTGAAAATTGGAGAAACAACCACTTTTAAAGGATATACTTCAGCATCTAAAAAATTGAACATAACCGGACTTTTTATCCCTCGTTTCTTAGAAAAAAATATTGTCCTGAAAATAAATGTACCAAAAGGAACCAATGCTATTGACATGGAAAAATTTGCATCAACTGAAAACAGAAAACAGTATGAGGTTTTACTACATAAAGGCATTACATATAAAAAAGTTGGTGAAAAATCTGGAAACATATCTGCAAAAGGTAAAAAAATTCCAATAACTATTGTTGAGGTTACTATAGTAAATCCGGTTGATGATTCTCCTAGGATTGACTGGGAACCTGATATCAAGACACCAAAACAGCACGTGCAAGAATATAAAGAGACATGGAAATTTGCTCATGATTCGGTAACAAAAGGTGCAAAGTCCATAACTATTCCAGAAAAAATGGCAGATCCGTTTAGACGTTTCAATATGAGAACAGTATCAATTGGTGACGAAATAACATTTAATCCCGATTTTTATTCCAAAAGTACTATTTCAAAGATAACTAGTTTTGAACCGATTACAACAAAAGCATCAAATGACCAAATCAATTATTCTGTGGCAGCTAGAACAGCATCGGGTAACCTTGTTGATTTATCAAATCATAAAGGAATTAAATAATAATGGATGATCGTTATGTATAAATTTCTTGGCAAACCGGGTAAGATGTATTTCCTGGATTTAGAAACTACCACAATGAAACTTAACTATAATTGTCCAGACTCTGAGAAAAATGGGACAGGTCCTGGTTCATGCACAGATTTTTCTAAGCAAGAAAATGTAAATGATAATAATAATTATTTTCTAGATGATGATAATAATAAAATATCAGAAGTTCCGCAGATTAATGAAAAAATATATGATGATGCAATAAAATCCCAAGACGATTTAGATTCTGCGTCTGGTACAAGAAATATAAATTATTATACATCTCATTCTAAAAAAGATATAATTGATTATAATAATTCACTATCTTTTGATGAATATAAGGCACTTCATGAAAATTGGGTTGGTACTGGTTGGTCAACACCTATTAATGAAATTTTGAGGAAAAGTAAGTCTTTTGATAATATTAATCCTGAAACTAAAAATGTAATAAAGAGTCTTGATTCTGCAATAAGTAAATTTAAAATAAAAAATAATATAAAAACATACCGCGGAATAACAGGAGTAAAACAATTATTAAAACAAAAAGTTGGTAGTACTTTCAAAGATAAAGGTTTTATAGGTACTACAGAAAATATCAATCATGCAAAAAGTTTTCTAAGTTCAAACAAAAATGATGCTATAAAAGAAGGTGCAGTATTGCTAAGAATAAATGTTCCGCGAGGTACCTCATGTGCACCTACTTCAATCGTTAATACAGAATTTTTAGGTGAAAGAGAATGGACATTACCTCGTGAAACATCTTTTAAGGTTACTAAAAATTTTATAGACAAAGAAACAGGAATAACGTATCTTGATGTTGATGTTGTTCTAGATAAAAAAAATAAAAAAGTTTAACTTAGGTAGTGATAATAATTGTTATATAAGTTCCTTGGCAAAAAAGGTGCCTTTTATCAACTAGACCTGGAACCAATCAACATCAAACTTAATTATCGCTGCAAGGAAGGCACCGTTGAAGAAGGTTCTTTTAGTTGCGGCAACACTCCAGAAGAAGCTAAAAAGAACTATGAAAAACAACAAAAAGAAAAGTTACCTTCTGACAAAAGTGGCGTATTGCAAGAAAAATCAATTACCAAAAATAAACTATCTGCAAAAGAAAAAGACATCATAAGTGAATATACTGGATTCAAGTATGCTCCCATTAATCAATATTTATTTGGAAAGCAATTAAATTTTTCTCCTAAACAAGAAGCAGAAATAAAACAAAACATTAATGATTTATCAAATATAATTAATAATAATAAAATCGATGAGGATACAAAAGTCTATCGGGGATTAACAGGACAATCAAAAGAAGAATTTTTGAAAATGATTAAAAATGTAAAACCTGGTAATTCTTTCGAGTACGCTGGATTTATGTCAACATCTCCAGATAAATCAATCGGCGAAAGATTTGCTACATGGGGAAACAAAGGCAAAACAGTATTACTAGAAATTGATCTTCCTAAAGATTCTAATGCAATGGATATTTCTAAACATACTGCCAGTAAGAAATATGGGGAAACAGAAATTTTAGTTGCACCGGGTTTTGAATTGGTATTGAATAAAGTTGAAAAAAATAAAGGATATGATATATACCATTTAACGTATAAACAATGAAATGGAGAATAGACCATAATGCCAGCCACCACCAAAAAGCCGATTAAAATAGTACCAAACACTATAAAAACAATTCCCAAAGTCCCATTATCGCCAATATCTAAATCTAAAAGCTTCCAAGAAAAACTCAATGATATACAAAATAATATTGATATCAATATCGATGATATTCCAGAAGATTTATTAGATATATGGGACGAACTTCAAGAAGACATAACCCCCAAATTAATATCAAAGAATTACAAATTATGGTTAACTATTTTTACTCCATTTATACTACCTGGAATCATTAACGGCATGTCAGGAAAGCCAGCTGTTCCACAACCCGTTGTTACCGTACAAGAACCTGCTCCCGATCCAAAACAAATTGTAAATTTTGCACAAAAATATTTTGCAGAACATGGCCTCGAATTATGTAAATCGTTAACAAAAACAGATTTAAATAGTATGAAACAGGACCTAATAAATAATTGGGGCAAGGGTCCTGATGCATTTTCTAAGACTTTTCAAGATTCATATCCAGTTAGTAAATCACGGCTAGAAAACATTTATCGAAGTGAGCGCCACCTTGCAGAATATAATGGGGTATTGGAACGTGCTAAAATCGCCGATCACAAATACAAACAATGGCGGGCAGTTGGTGACGAACGTAGTTGCGATTTGTGTATGTCACACGACATGGAAACCGTGCCTATAAATGAACCTTTTAGTAACGGAGAAATGACTGCAACGGGACACCCGCAATGCAGGTGTTCAATGGTTACGTATTCAGAGGATGATTATAACGAAATGAAAGAAGATAGTGCATACTTGGACGATGTGGTAAACACAATAAAACTTAACTATAACTGTCCAGACGACGAGAAAATAGGATCGGGCCCAGGTAGTTGTTCTGGCGGCAATACTTCTAACCTAGATAAAGTATCTACGCTTAAAAATAAGATACGTGAACTAGAGAAATCTGTTTCGGAAGGAAAATCTACTTTCGATGAAGCCTATGAGCAATATAAAAGTATTCAGAAAGAACTCGATTTAGAATTAGAGAAAGAAAAATTGCGTAACCCAGACAACGCAAAGATTACTAACGATATCGTCACTGATCCCGAACCCATAACACCATATAAAGCTTTGTCTGACTATCAAAATTATGCATACACTGCTATAAACGATTATTTAAGAAAAACTAATCATGTTAAACAAAATCCTCAGCAAACTAAAAATATACAGAACATGATAAAAACAATTGATTCTGAAATGGAAAATAATCCATTAAAGTCAGATAAATTGGTATTTAGAGCAGACAGCGCTGGTATATCATCAGATGCGTTTGAAAAGACCGGATTAACAAACATATTTAAAGATACGTTCGGAAAAGAAAGTTTAACCCTAGAAGATTTCATAAAAAATCATAAACTGATAGATAAAATTCGAGAAAAATTAGTTGGTTATGAGTACACGGAAAAAGCATATTTATCAACTGGTAGTAACAAAAAAAATACTATGAATAGATTTCTTGCTCCGTCCCGAGATATTAGTAAATATGGCGTAACTGGCTTGATTAATTTAATTGTACCAAAAGGCACTCCAGCAATTCGAATAGCAGATTATACAGGACTTGAAGACGAATTGGGTGGAAAAATAGATGAATATTTAATAGGGCGTGACCAAACAATTGTAATTGATCAAGTATATATTAGACCGGCGGATGATAATCGATTATATTTGGAGTATGATGCTCATATAAAAACTAATGAACAGAAACAAAATTCTGAATATTTGGAAGATGTTACTGACTTCATAAAGCTCAACTATAAATGCAAAGCAGGAACTGTTGATGATAGCAATAAATGTGAGCTAGAAAATTCTGATGTTCCAGAAACCCGAACATTTCACGAAGAAAACATTAAATCAAAAATATTAAGTTTAAACGACAGTAAATATCCAAAAGATGCAGTGTTTAGAAGCAAGTCACGTTCTAACATGACTAAAAATGTAGAACTTGATATTTTAAATAATGATAACCATGTTAAAATATTAAGTGATAACATTGACAAACTACATTATCAATGTGACAACCTAAAAATACCTAGATTACGTGGTATTGTCGCAGACAAAAACACAAAAGCAGGATTGGCTTCAATGGCAGATGGTATACTTGCAGTAACACCAGACATGTTTAGAAATGATCCTGATAGTGAGGTTGACTTGAGGCTTTCTAGAAACCAAGAACGCCTTAATTATATAAACAATAAACTAAATTTACTGGAAAGTTTCATACAATCTGATAAAGAAAAATGGACAAAAAACAATCCGAGTCTGGTGAATAGCGGCATGAAATTTGAGGAATCTACTTTTTATAAAACAGGTTATCCGTGGCCAAAAGAAATTAACGAATATAAATCAGAAAAAAATAATATAATGGCTAGAATAAACGATTTAAATACAAAAAAAACTAATGCATTAATATATACTTGGAAACCTGGCATGCCAGATTCGGAAAAACCATTTGGTGCCAGTGAATATTTTCCATTTGACCAATCACCTAAATTATTATTGGATCACGAATTTGGACATCATATTCATCAGTTGTATGGTGTAAAAAATGCCAAATCTTATGCCACGCCACCACTTGAGAAAAAAATTGACCAAATATATAAAAAATCGGAAAAGGACGGTACGTTAATAGTGCCATCTAAGTATGCTGCGAGCGATCATCAAGAATGGTTTGCGGAAAGTTATTCTTTATATGTAAATGGTAGAGATGATCTAGTAACACCAGGACTAATAGATTTATTCAAAAAGATAGGTGTAAAAACATGATAACCAAACAATGTCGTGTTTGCTTGCATCTCAAGGAAAATTTACCAATTTTAGCCTGTGATGCATTTCCAAAAGGAATACCAACAATAATATTAAAAGGAGAATTTGATCACACCAACGAATTCGAAGGAGATAACGGTATTCGATTCGAACGAGACTTTGGTAATCAACAGCAAAATAATAATTATTCAGACAAAATAAAAGAAAATAGTGTCTACTTGGATAATGTTACCTCATTCATAAAACTCAATTATAAATGCCCCAAAGGAACCGTCGATGATTCCAACAAGTGTAATCCGGAAGAACAAGAAAAAAGCAATACATCTGATTCAAAATCCGCTTCGGAAACATTTATTGGTTTTAAAGCTGATCACGATTTTTCCTCTCCTCAAGATATTGAAACTAATAAACGAATCCAGGCATCATTAGATAAAGCAGCGGAACCACTTAAAAAATTTAGTAAAAATGACCGCCATGTAGTGACTACTCCCACGACTGAAGTCGCGGGCATCTAGGCTTTCGCCAC